CTACGCTGTTCTTCTTCTTCTACTTCAAGATCACCTTCAACAAGTCCACCCTCATCAAAACCTAAACCTTCTAAAAGTCTTTCAACAAAACCTTTGTCGTAGTATCTAATGTTTTGTGTTTCATTGTTTGATTGTGTCTGTCTTGCTTTGTATGCACCTGACACATTACCTGCTTTTTTCGTAGGAGTAGTACCACCATAGTCTCCACCAAAGTTTATTTGTTCAGCTATAGAAGGACCAGCAGCATCATCTGAAGTAGGGGGTTTTTCTTTTAGTGTAGGTCTTTTAGGTTTTTTCTGATCACTATCATCCCTAAATGCCGCCATCATTTTTTCAACATTAGTTTGATTTTTTGTTTTAGTATCCTTGTCTTTATTTGCAGCGTTTTTAAATATGTTTCTAACTTTTTGTTTATCTCTTTCTTCTCTTGCTTTTTTGTTAGCATCTCTTATACCTGCAAAAAACTTACCTAAGAAAGCGTCTTCAGTACCATCATCTTCTACAACATCTAAATCTTCTAATGATATTTCTATACCAATACCACTAGTCGCATCTTCCATAGGCTCACCACCTATACGTCCATCTTGTGCCATCTCAGAGTAGCCCATCTTAGCTTGCGCTCTTAGGTCTTCAAATAGTTTTACACCCCAATAGTTTACTACATCAGCAGCTATAACAATCTCACCTTCACTGAGGTTAGCAGGTATATCATCTCGTACATTCTCTGCTGTTGAACCCATTGGTATCTCATTACCTGACACAGGATCTATACCTATTGTATTGTCAGGTACGTCACCAAAGTTCATTGCCATTTGTTCTTCTATTGCCATACCGCCCTCATTAAAGTTGCCTGTTACGCCTGTTCTTTTATTTGTGAATTGAAACATCTCATCATCAGGAGTTGTTTTCTTAATCTTATATGCCATTACAAGTGGTCCTACCTGTAATACTTGTTCAGCAGATACAATAGGCATACCATCTGACTTATCATAAAAGTAAGACGCTCTAGTAGGGTTCATACCTATTTGTGTCCAACCTTCTGCTTTACCTTCTAGTATTTCTTTTGTGTAATCATATACTTCATCTGGTTCAGCATTTACATAGCTACCATTCATTCTAGCTATAGTTGTCTTTGGTTTTCCTGAAGCAATAGCAGAAGCAGCTAAAGGGTTTGTAGTAAACTTAACATCATTTAAAACTGCTGTCTGAGCATATCCTACTGTTGCTCCACTCTTTTCACTACCATCATGCAGTGATACAATCCATGTATCTGTATCGTTGTATGCAGGAATGTCTAGTCTTGCAGATATAGGTGTTCCATCTGGTATAGTTTTATTTACACCTACAATACCTTTTTCTACTTTGCGTTTATCTGTTGCGTGTAATGCCTGTATAACATCTTCTTTACTAGGAAATTTTGGCATCTCTTCAATAGTAATGATAGGCTGTAACTGATTTGATAGCGTTCTATATTCTTCTTGACTAAGCTTACCATCACGAAGTTTTTCTGCAGCTTCCATTAGTTCAGGCTTTGGTGGTATTCTAAATTTATCTTTAGCGTAATTATCTGCTTTCCATGATTCTAGCTGTTTATCAGTTAGTCCTATTTCTTCTATTGCATTTGAGTCTGCATTCTTTGTAAGATCTTTTACATCAACAACTTCATCTAGTTTTGTAACACCACCTTTTATTAAGGTTTTAGCAACTGGACCTATTGCAGGTATAGCCGCACCAAGTACATCTCCTGCTGCAATAAGACCTATCTTAGCATAGCTTGGATCTTCTTCACCTAGCTCTTCTGCTATATCAACAGCAGACCCAACAGGGGTCATTGATATTGCTGCATCTGCACCTTTAACACTAACAGGTTTCTTTTTTCTATAGTCTCCTGTCAGGGGAGAGGTAAGAATATCTAGAAAACTTTTTTGTTCTTCATCCACTGTTTACTGTCTCCCTCAGTAGCTTTAGCTTTCTTAGTACGTCTATTGCACCCTGCTGTCTGTGCATAACATGTGATTCATTGGCTGTTTCCAAAGCACGTTGTCTTACATTTATTAAATCATCTATATGTTTCTGAAACTGTTCGTAGCATTCTTTATCATTAACCAACTGCTTGAGGTGCATTACCTGTAAATCCTTGTTCATCTGGTAATGGCGCTGTACCCATACCTATTTGTGATCCTCCACCTCCTGAAGTATCTGCTACGTCCTGTACACCCTGACCTTCTGGACCTGCTGGTTGTGGTGCAGGTGCTTGAAAGCCTTTAAGTATCTCAGCCTGTATAGCTGCGTCACTCATAGAGTTAGTTACCTTGTCAGGATCTAAGTCCATACTCTTAGCAATCTCACGTATAATATAATCCATTTTAGCAAAAGGTGCAAGTACTGGATTCTGTGCAACTTGTAAGAACTGCATCAAGCGTTGGCTACGTACTTCGTTAGCCATCAAGCTTTCTGTACCTGATGCATGTACTTCTAAGTCGCCCTTTATATTATCATCAAAGTCAAACTGCATGTTGAATGCAAAGAATGCTTTACCTAGAGGGCGTATAAGATAATCATCCACATTTTTGACAACAGTACGTATGGAACCGTTAGCAGCAGACATAAGCATAGAGATTCCAGAAGCAGTACGCCCCACTCCTTGAACTCCTGTTTGACCATGTGCAAAAGATGGGAATCCAGTAGACTCATCTGCCAGTACCCTCGCTTTATCAAATAGTTGCATATTCTCTTGTGCTACGTTTGGAAACTTTGTACCAAATATAGCTTGTCCTGGAGCGCCACCTTGTCTTCTGAATATCTTTCCGGGATACACAGATAGGTCTTGACCGGGAACTAAGTTAGTCTCATCTACTTCTATAATAAGATTACCAGACATTGCAGCATTGTCAATAGCCATTCTCATAAAACCATTCATCAATGTCTGTGTATCATCCATGTTCTCAGCAATACCAACGCCAAAGAAAGAGTATGGGTTATGCTCATATGGTACAGCGTAGTATGGAATACGTGTAGGCTTAAATGGGTTTAATACAAATCGTAGAACTTCACCATTACTTATCCATACGTTACAATTAACTTCATCTAGATCTTTTAGTTCACTAGGTACATCTACACCATACTCTTCTAATAGCTTAGTATCTACAAAACCCCAGAACTCTAATACTTCCCAACGCTCTGACGTTGGTTGTGTATCATCATCTTCCATAGTCATTTCCCAGTACTTCTGTGTATAGTCTGGTCCTTTGTCTATAGCTAACTGTATTGAATCGTCCATAAAATATGGGCGTGATTTTAATTTACGTAATTGTGTACGTGACATCTTGTGTCTTTGTACAACATACTCTGCTTCTTCCATATCCTTTGCTTCTGGATCAGGATAGAAATCCCATATAGAAACATGGTCACATTCTGGAACAGTTTTAACAATAGGATCATACTCTCCATCTTCGTTCCAGTTTGGGTATTCTTTATCTACAGCAAACGCACCCTTCATAACGCCTGTACCCAGTAGGGCCATCTCAAATGCCATGCTTCTTAAATGTGTAGTAGCTCCTGACTCTTGCAACTGATCATGGATTTTCTTTTCCATCTTCTTGGCTGCAACCATAGAAGGATGAAACGTAACTGTATTAGCTGTAGTGCCATCCCCCTCAATTATCTTTTCAGATACAGGTGCTAGTTTTTCTTCCATGCCACCCAATCTTGCTTGTAAGTCTGCAAGTGTCTCACCTGGCTGTAGAGGTGTGTCACCATCTATTAGGTAAGGCTTTGGTGCTGTTGTAGACATAGCCGCACTAATAGCACTAGCTGCTGCATCTGCATTTGGATCTATGTTTATATGTACAGACTCAGCTACACCATCAGGTAGTATAGATGGATTTACAGATAGAGGAAACTTGTTGTTACCAAATAGTACATCTACTATCTGTCCGTATGCTGCTAATGTTTTTGTTTTAGTTACCTTTACAAATATACGAGACTTTTCTGAGTCTGTAAATTGTACATCACTACTATATAAACCTCTATAGTTTCGATAAGCCTTTAACCACCTCTGTTCATCAGAGTGTCTAGAATCTTCAGATCTTTTATATCTATCTTTTACAAAAGTTACGACACTGTTTTTTTCTTTAAAAATAGAATCTAGTGCGTCCTCTGCTGCAACGACATCATCCGTTTCAAACATTTCTTCAGCCATTAGCTGTTGTCCTTTCTTCTCCAAGGTCCATTATTGAAAGCAGCTTGCTCTTCACAGTTAGGACATTTATCATTCCACATGTTTATATTATAAGTTATCTCGCATTTAGGACAAGACTTTACTACATCAGTATCCGAATGTTGAATCACTGGCTTGAAATCCTGATCGTTGTTTAGCTGGATTGTAATCCCATATGCTGCTTCTTGGTCTTGTCATTATACCATATCTTAATGCATCATACAAGTGATCTTCTGCTTTTGTGTCTACATCTTCTGGATTTCTTTTATCCAGTGGTATGCCCGGTAATTGTGCTATTGTATTAGTACAGTTATCCATAAATGCTAACATAGGTTTTTCAGTAAACTCATCTACCTTCAAACGCCTATGTATCTCGTTTTTTCCTGCGATACGTGACCCTCTTGAACGATCAGAAGGACGCCAACGGCAACCCTTCATGTTCATCTGTTCAGCTAGTGATGGACCAGTATCGCCTCGGTTGTGCCATAAAGAACTATCAAGCACACCGTATCTCATACCACCGTCTCTTGCTTCTACTTCTAGTATCATGTCAGCTAGATCAGAAGCTGTTACTTTAGATACGTACATTTCTCTGTATACTATAAGCTGCTCATCAGGAGCCACAGTAAACCAAAGAACCCCAGTGTAAGAACCATACCCATAATCACACGCTCTAAAACGTACCCAGTTGTTAGGAATATCAAAGTGTTCGATAACATGGGTAGCTCTGTCAAACTCTGGGAACGCTGCTCCCTCGTTGATATCCCAGTTTCCTTCAAGTAGTTGCTTTCTCTGATGCTCTGGTAATGATAGGAGCATGGCCTCATAGTCACCCTCTTCGGCAAGGTATGGGTTATCGAAGAGAGATGCAGGTATAAACCTACGCTTGAATAGAGGCTGACCTTCCTTGCTGTGTCCTTTAGGGAAGGTAATTGTTTTTCCAGTTTCAACATCTGTCGCCCAAAAGTCTTTACCTGCAGGTGCAGGATCTATAAACATCTTCTTTACCCAAGCATGTCCAGCACCACCTGGGTTTGTTGTAGCTCTCATGTATAGACCTAGTTCTCTACCGTGTGCGCTACGAAGACGTGATCTCATATAATCCCAAGCGTAAGGTGTAGGCCATTGAGTGAGTTCGTCAAATCCAATCCAGTTAAATGCCTGTCCTTGATACCTAGTAACGTCTGTATCTTTATCCAGATAAGACATCCACAGTCTTCCACCTCTAGGTGATATCCACTGTGACTTACGCTCTGACCATTTGATTCCTGGTATGGCACGTGGGTATAACTCCTGTGACTTCTGTATTAGTTCCCTTAGTTCTTCAGTAGTGTGTCGTACAAGGAGTCCAGAGAAGTGTGGATCGTTTAGGCCGTGTAATGGGTCTGCCAACATAGCATATGATTTACCACCACCTGCTGCCCCTCCATATAGTACTTCTCTTTCAGATGAACTCAAGAAAGATGTTTGTGGCCCTTCGTTGGGCTTAAATACGACTTCCTGTGCTTCATCTACGTCATACTCAGGTGCTACTACCTGCGCTGGGATAGGTTCGTTCTGGGGGGCTTCTATCTCCGCTGGCTTCTGAGTATGCTCCGACCCCTTGTGTTTCGAGCTTCTCGATTTGCGAGAGCGTCTCTTGGAGCCACTTGGCAAGCTTACGTTTAATTGCAGATGCTTTTCTACGTCTTTGCTCAACTTCTATTCTCTTCTTTAGACCCATGTGTGATATGTATCGGTCTGCTTCTTTGCTCAACCACTGAGCTACTGCTCTGTAACTATACTGCTTTAGGTGTTGCTTTGCAAGCTCTAATGCATCTAACTCATGTTCTATGGGAACAAGCAGTCTATCGTTATTTGGATCTACTTCATAGCCAAACGGAACCTTTACAGTAGTCCTAGCTATTACGTGCCATTCTTTGTTGTGTCCTTTGGGTGGCAGAGGTAACTGCCAGAAGCCCAATTCTCTTTGAGGTATTATTCGTTTGTACCTTCTTTAGGTGGTAAATAAAAAATGCCACCTCCACTGGTGACATCTACTTTGTCTACTTTACCAAGACCTGCTCTATCAAGCACGTCCTTGGCAGCTATCATTTTTTCTTTGATACCCAACTGAGTGGGGTCTTGCAAAGCGCCCATAAGCGCGAAAGCAGCTTTCGGGGCAGTCCTAGCAAAGTAAGTCCTAGTTTTTTCAGCGATTTCATCTTTAAGTGCCTCCACTATAGAAGTTGTACTGGAGTTGTCGCCATACCCAGCTAACTTCTTAGCCTGTACAACGTCACCTCCAGCATCATCAAATAATACATCCAAGAACCTTTGTTGTCTTTCAGTTAACGTCCTTGCCATAAATTGCGTTCCTTATTTGTGATCTGCCTATGCCTAGATCATTTAGTTGTCTATCATCCAACATGTGTAGCATTCTAAAGTCTGCACGTTTTTGTTGTCTGATTACGTGGTTATCCCACATTTTTTTTAGTAATTGTTTCATGTACTTTCTCCTTGTTTGTACAAGGGTAGTTATACATAAATGTTAAAGTTGTAGTAGTGCTAAGTTGGAATAGCCGCTATGACTTTTTTGCTTTCTTCTTCTTAGGAGCTACGCCACCTTCCCAAGCTTCATTCTCTGGAGTAGAAGGATCATCTGCCATTAGATGTCCTTTCTCATTCCTAGCTCTTTTAGGTGGTGTGTTTTCTACAGATGCTTCTTTACAAATGTCTATTACATTAGGATCACTACAGTGTACGTTACCAAAGCGATCCTCTGCTGCTGCTTGGTTACCCATACCATCTCGTACAGAACCTTCAGCATCAACAGTATAGCCATACTTCTCTAAAGCATCTTTATACTTTTCGTAGTACTTCATTACTTACCCTTTTTCATTGGACGTTCAGCAGGGTTAGATGCTCCACACATCATTGCACCTTTAGCATAGCCCATCTTCTTAGTCATACCACCATTCATCATGCCCATCTTTTTCTTAGCCATGCCACCATACATGTAACCCATCTTCTTGGCTACGGCTGGTGCTTCTTTCTTTAGTGCTTTCATACCGTCATTCATCTTCTTCATTGTCTCTTCCTTTGTTATAATTGATTTGTGGGTTCAATCCCTATTAAAT